GTGCGCACGGGCGCGCCCGCGTCCAGCGCCTCGGCGGCGGCCGGCTCATAGGCGGCGTCGCTGGCGGCGTAGGCGAGCCGCATCGCCGCCGGCGCCGCCTGACCCGGGGCGCGGCGCCAGGTCAGCCGGGGCGCGGCGTCGTCATCCACCAGCGCCTCGGCCGGAAGATGCACCGCCGCGACGCGGGCGCGCGGACCGAAGGTCAGCCGTCCGCCCCGTTGCGCGGCGTCGAAGCCGAAGGCCAGCATCAGCGGCTGCAGCGCCTGTCGCGCCGTCTGCGGCGCGTCCTGCACGTAGCCGTCCACCACACCCCGCAGCGTCGAGACGTCGGCGTCGGCCAGCCCGGCCCCCGCGCAGATCTCCGCGACCAGCGCGTCCAGCGACGCGCCGCCCAGCCGACCGGTGATCCAGTGCCCGAGCCGGTGGTTGTCGCCGTCCGACCAGACGCCCAGCCGCCGCGGAAAGTCGGGCCATGGACGCAGGTCCCAGGTCCAGACGAAGCTGCGTCGGGTATCGATCATCGCGCCGCCATAGCGCGGCGACATCGGGTTGCGCGCCGGGTCGCGCCAGTAGTCCAGCGCGGCCTCCAGAAAGCTGCGCTGCATCTGCTCGTCCGGCGCGCCGGAGGAAGAGTGGGGCAGCGCGCTCTCGGACGACTTGGGGTCCACGAAGACGTTCGGCTGGTTGGCGCCCTTGTCCACGGCGGGGCAGCCGATCTCGGTGAACCAGATCGGCTTCGACATCGGAACCCAGGCGGTCGGCGTCGCGCTGCGCACGCCCGCGATGCGGTCATGGTGCGGGCGCGACCACCAGCTGCGCAGGTCCTTGTAGCGGAACATCCACGGTTCCCCGTGGGCGCCGTCGGTGATCGGCGTGCGGCGCTGCGCGGCCCTATCCGCGGCGCTGGCGTAATACCAGTCGAAGCCCTCGCCGCCTTCGATGTTGCCCTGCAGATAGGCGCGGTCGTGCACCGATCCGGCGGCGGCGTCGGCGTGGTCGGGGCCGTCGCGCCAGTCCGACAGCGGCATGTAGTTGTCGATACCGACGAAATCGATCGCCGGGTCGGCCCACAGCGGGTCCAGGTGGAAGGCGGCGTCGCCGTCGCCGGGATGATGGCCGAAATACTCCGACCAGTCGGCGGCGTAGCCGATTTTCACGCCCGGCCCTAGGATCGCCCGCACATCCGCCGCCAGCGCGCGCAGCGCCTGCACCGCCGGATAGACGCCGCCGGCGGCGCGCACGGTCGTCAGCCCGCGCAGTTCGCTGCCGACGCAGAAGCTGTCCACGCCGCCGGCCGCCGCGCAGAGATGCGCATAGTGCAGGATGAAGCGGCGCAGGCCCCAGTCCTCGGGGCCGTCGAAGCGCACCGTGTCGCCGACGCGGGTGAACTGCGCGGCCTGCGCCGTGCCGAAGAACGCCGCAACGTCATCCGCGGCGGCCGGCGCGCGGTCGACCGACCCCGGCCGGCCCGGCGCAACGTCCAGCGTGATGCGCCCGCGCCAGGGATAGGCCGGCTGCGCCGCCCCGCCATAGGGGTCGGGCAGGCCTGAGCCGGGGGCGATGTCCATCAGGATGAAGGGATAGAACATCACGTGCAGGCCCCGCGCGCGCATCTCGCGGATGGCGTTGACGACGCTGGCGTCGTCGGGCGCGCCGCCGTAGACGGGCCGGCCGTCGCGCCGGCCGACCACCGGGGCCGTCTCGCGCGTCAGGCCGCTGACCGTCCAGGCCCGCGGCTCGGTGGCCTTGTCGCGGCGCTCGACGGCGGGGCGGATGCGGCAGCGGCCCATGCGCAGGTCGTCGCCGAACCAGGACACCACCAGCGAGGTCGCGCCGCAGGCCGGCGCCTCCTGCCGCAGCTGGTCCAGCGCCACCAGCGCGTCGGGCCGGTTCTCGGCGGTGTTGACGTTCTCGCTGACCGCCCGGCCCGGACCCAGACGCCGGCGCACCGGCGTCGTGTCCAGCGCGAACTCGCCGGAGCCGGGCGACAGGGCCACCGCCTTCACGAGGTCCCGCAGGCCGGGGCGGTCGGACGGCGGCTGCCGAAACGCCTCGATGTTGAACTGCGGAATGCGGTTGCCGAAGGGCGACAGGTCCAGATCGCTCAGCACCACATAGGCCGTGCCGCGATAGGCCGGCGTCGCCGCCTCGCCCTCGATGGCCGCGATCAGCGGGTCGGGCGCCTGGTCCTCGGTCCCGTGATGCAGGCGCAGGTCCAGCGTCGCGGGGTCGATCAGCCGCCCGTCGGCCCAGATGCGGCCGATCCGGTCGATCGGGCCCTCGCACAGCGCCAGCGCCAGGCTGACGCTGTAGCGGTGGCTGCGCACCCGCGGCGGGCCGCCCTTGCCGCCGCCGGTCTCCGCGATCTCCTCGCGGAAGCGGCTGGACCAGATCACCTGCGCGGGCAGGCGCATGCGGCCATACAGGCGCGCGATCGGCGCGCCCTCCTGCGCGCCCTGGACCCGGATGCGGCCCAGCCGACCGGTCTCGACGGCGCGGGCGCCGCCGCCCAGCAGGCGCTGGTCCAGCGCGCCGCCCAGCAGCGCGCCGGCGGCGCGGCCCAGCAGGGCGCCGGCGGGGCCGGCGGTGGCACCCAGCGCGGCGCCGGCGGAAGCGAGAAGCAGCGTGGCCATCAGGGCGTCTCCGGCAGGGCGAAGGTGGCGACGACGCGGCGCCGCCACGGCTGGCAGAGCGGGCTCTCGACCACCCCGCGGCGGCAATATGCGTGAATCAGGCCCGGTCGCAGGCCGTCGGCGGTCAGCAGCCCGACATGACCCGCGGGGCCGGCCTCGCGCAGGCGCAGCAGCGCGACGCGGCCATGGCGCAGGTCGCCGGCGGGACCTTCGTCGCAGCACGCGGCCAGCCCCCGCCACAGCGGCTCGCGACCGGCGCGATCCGCGGCGTCGGGCGCGGCGCCGTAGAGCGCGCGCCAGACGCCCAGCAGCAGGCCGAGGCAATCGGCCCCCGCGCCGCGGACGGACGCGCCTGCGCGATAGGGCGTGCCGATCCAGCGGCGGGCCTCGGCCACCGCGCTACTCATGGCGCGAGCCGCCGTCGTGACGCTCCCCCGGCGCCGGCGCGGCGGTCAGCCAGTCGTCGCCGGGCAGGTGGGGAAAGCCGCGAAAGTTCGCGATGTTGGCGAAGGCGGCGGCGCAGGTCGCGACGGTGCGGTCGCAGCCGACGGTCGCCTCCACCGCGTCGCCGGGGGCGAAGGGCGCAGGCGCCTCGGGGGTCAGAAGGCGGACGCCGGCCTCGGCCGCGTCCAGCGCCACGCGCGCGGTCGCGCCGTCCGACAGCCGGCGCAGCGCGCCGAAGGCCAGCCGGCCGGGGGGCAGCGCCTGCAGCCCCGCGACCGTCAGCCGGCCCGAGGGTTCAACCGCCGTCACGGTTCCGGTCGCGCGCCGGCCGGGGGCGGACAGGTCCACGCCGCAGCGGGCCTCGCCGAGGGTCGCGTCGCAGGCGGACAGATAGGCGCGGCCGGTCGCGCGGTTGAGCAGGTCGGCGTCGCTCAGCGCCTCGGCGCGGAAGCGGCCGTCGGCCGCCTCCACCTCGCCCAGCCGCCCGACGAACAGCGTCAGGCGCTGCGCGGGGTCGCGCCAGTTCACGCGCCAGCGGGTCAGCCGCGCGCCATCGTAGCGGCCGGCGGCCAGATCGGCCTCGGTCACGGCGTCCGAGGACAGCGCGCCGAACACCTCCGCGCCGTCCGCCGCCAGACCCAGCGCCGCCTCGCCGTCGCCGGCGTCGCCGCCGGTCTGCGGGTCGAACGCGACGCCGTCGAAGCTGAGGGGAACGTCATGGTCGGTGCAGCCGAGGCGAACGCCGTCGGCCCGTTCGATCAGCCAGCAGTCGCACAGCGTGGTGACGCCGCCGTCCAGATGCGCCTGCAGCGCGGGGTCGAGGTCGGTCATCGCTCGCGCACCTCGACCACGGGGACGGAGGGGATGGCCCCGGCGTCGAAGGCGGCCGCGTCGATCTCGACGCGGTCGGCGTCGAAGCGGGCGGGCACGTCGAACAGGAAGCCGGCCGTCACCGCCGCGCCCGGTTCGGGCGCGCCGGTCAGCGTCACCAGCCCCGTCGCGGGGTCCACCGAGAAGCCCCCGCCCGGGGCCAGCGGCGCGCCGTCGACGGCGACCCGCACCGAACCGGCGACGGGCCGGGTGATCGGCCGGACGTAGGTCGCGGCGGCGTCGCCATAGGGCTTGACGAGCGCAAAGGCCACGCGGGCGCCGTCGCCCACGCCCAGCGTCACGTCGTCGAAGGCGGGCTCGGCCGATGGCGCGCAGGACTTGTGATCGGCCCAGTCGCGCCAGCGGAAGGCGTGCAGCCGGCCCATGCGCGCCTCGAAGAACGCCAGCACGGTCGCCAGGTCGTCCAGGCTTCGGATGCCGAGCCCCGCGTCGTAGCGGCGGCGCGAATGGGCCCAGGTCGCGTTGCGCTCTTCGTGGCCGCCGGCCAGCGTCACGATCTGGGTGCGCCGCTCGGGGCCGCCGCTGGAGCCCAGCGACAGGGCCACAGGGAAGCGCACGTCATGGAAAGCCATGTCCGGGATCTCCTCACAGGCGGCCGCGGCCGCGGTCGACCATGCGCGCCAGCGTCTTGGCGAGTTGCGGGCCGGCGCGGCGGAAGCTGTCGGCGTCGGGGGTGGTGACGTTGAGCGTGATCGAGGCCCCGCCCCCGCCCCGCACGCCCAGCCGGCCGTCGGCGCCGCGGGCCAGCGGCAGGATCGCCTCCGGCCCCGCCTCGCCCATCAGCCCGGCGCCGCCGCGCATGGCGAAGGCGGTGGGGCGCTCGACCACGCCGCCCTTGGCGAAGGCGCGCACGCCCGCCGACGCCGCGCCGCCCAGCAGCCCGCCGACGGCGCCGGTCAGCGCGCCGCCCACCGCGTCGCCGACGGCCGCGCCCACGGGCGCCACGGCCGCGCGCAGCGCGCCGCGGGCCATGTCCAGCGCCAGCCCGCGCACCACGTCGCCGAAGCGACCCGCGCCGAACACCGCCTCGTCCAGCGCGCGACGCAGGCCCGCGCCGAGGCTTCCCGACAGCGCGCGGGCGGCGCGGTCCGCGCCCTCCATCTCGCGCGCGGCGTCGCGCAGCTGGGCGCGCAGGCTGTCGCCGGCGCGGTCCAGGTCGTCACGTTCGCGGTTCATGGCGTCTCCTCCTGCGCGGCGATCAGCGCGCGCAGCCGCGCGCGGGCGGGATCGTCCAGCGGCGCGCCCTGCGCGCCCTCGACCGCGGCGCGGAACTCCGCGGGCGTCATGGTCCAGAACGCCTCAGGCGACAGCCGCAGCCCGCCCAGCGCCAGCCGCAGCAGCAGCGTCCAGTCCACCGCGTCACGCGCCGGGGCCCGCCCGCCGCTCACGACGCCTCTCCGAACGCGCCGGCGATCAGCTTCATGGCCGCCGAAACCGCCGTCTGCGCGCCGCCCTCGATGCGCATGGCCGCGACCTCCTCGCGGGCGACGGGATGCCCGCCGCCCAGAAACCCCGCGGCCAGGATGTCGATCACGTCGTCGGCGCGCACGCCGCCCGCTTCCAGCCGCTCGACCAGCGCCACCAGGCTTTCCGCCTCCAGCGCGCCCTCCAGCGCCGCCAGCGCGCCCAGCGTCAGCCGCAGCACGCGGGCCTGGCCGTCGGCGACCAGCACCACCTCTCCCCGCGCCGGATTGGCCATCATGCGAAGGCCGTGAAGGTCACGGCGCCGGCGGACTCCAGGCTCAGCGCGAAGGTGGCGGCGTCGTCGTGGTCGCCGGCGTATTCCAGCCGGGTGATCTGGAACGGCCCCGCGATGCGGCCGAAATCGGGGATCACCAGCTCGAAGGGCGGCGTCGCGCCGTCGAAGAACACGGTGCGCAGCGCCGCAGCGGACGCGCCGTCCTTGAACAGGCCCGAGCCCGAGACGCTGACCGTGCGCGCCCCGGCGCCGGCCAGCAGTTCGCGCCAACGCCCCGCGCTCTCGGCGGTGGTGGCGTCCACGGGGGCGGCGTCCAGCGCGATGCGCGTGGCGCGCAGGCCGGCCACCGTGTCGAAATCGCCCGAGCCCTGGGCGTCGAGCTTGATGAGAATATCCTTGCCGCGCTGCGCAGCCATGACGCTCTCCTGAATTGGGATGCCGCTGAAAAGACGCCGGGCGGTCAGCCGCCCGACGGGTCGTCCTCGATCACGAGGCGCAGGCGCAGGTCGATCCGGCGCAGCGCGCCGCCCTCCGACAGCCGCGACCGGGCGTCGAGAAAGCGCGCCAGCACCACCCGCCCGCGCGTCAGCGCCAGCGGGCCCAGCGCGACCTCGGCCGCCGCGGCGGCGACGCGCTTGACGCGGGCGAAACCGCCGTCGCCGGCGATCACCGACAGGGTCAGCGTGTGCTCGGCCCCGGCGTCGAAGGCGCTGGCCCAGGCGTCCACCACCTCCTCGCCCAGCAGGACGAAGGGCGGGGGCGGGTCGCCGAGGTCGGCCGCATGGGGGGGCGCGTCGAAGATGCGCCCGCCGACCTCGGCGGCGATCACGGGGTCGACCGAGAGCGCGGCGACCAGCGCCTGCTGCAGCGGCCATGAGAAGGCGTAGCTCATCGCGCCAGCCCCTCCCGCGCCCAGATCAGCAGAAACGCGCTGTCGGTGTCGGCCTCGGTGACGGCCAGGATGTCGAAGATGCGCGCGCCTTCCCGGAACCGCTGACTGGCGACGGGGCGGGAGGGCGCGCCGAACGGCGCCCAGCGCACGCGGATGCGGTGGGTGACGTCGCTGGCCTGCAGGCCGTCGCGCAACGCCTCGGCGCCGCGGCGGGGCAGCACTTCGGCCCAGTGGGACCCGAGCGTCGCCCAGCCCTCGGTCGCACCGCCGCCGCCGTCGGGCTGACGGGCCGGAGCCTCCAGCGCCAGCAGGCGCGTCAGAACCGGGGCGCTCACAGCCGCATCCGGCGATAGGGCTCCAGCAGCATCGCGACCGCGCCGGGCAGCAGGCCCGTCCCGCTGGCCTGGCCGTCGAAATAGGCGGCGGCCAGCTCGGTCACGGCGTAGCGCAGGTCCTCGGGCGCGTCGGTCCAGCCCGGGCCGTGCCCGGCGGTGAAGCGGATCTCCACGAAGCTGTCGGCGCCCGGCGCGCCGGACAGCCGCACCGCAGGGGCGCCGCGCCACTCGATGGCGGTCCAGCCCTGCGCGGCTGCGCGGCCGCCCGGCGCGCGCTCCACCCATACCTCGGCCACCGTCGCCAGGGGGCCACGCGGCAGGGCGACGCGGCCCTCGCCGTCCCAGGCGCTGGTGCGCAGCAGGAACTCGCGGCGGATCAGGGCGTGGCCGGTGCGCGCCTCGATCACGCGGACCGCCACGTCCAGCAGGCCGCGCAGCGTGTTCTCGCTGGCGGCGTCGTCGGCGAAGCCCTGCGGCAGGCGCAGCCGGTCGCGCAGATCGGCGACCATCGGCGCCGTGGCGGCGGGCCGGTTCAGATCGGTCAGCATGGGTGACTCCGGAAGAATGGCGCGACGAGGGACACCGGCGCGAGGGGGCGCGCCGGCGTCGGGGCTCGGTCGGCTCAGGCGTCAGGCGCTCAGGCGGTCCCGAACTTCAGCAGCCGGATGGCGGAGAAGTCGGTCACCGCGCCGCCGACGCGGGCGCGGGCGAAGAACTGCACATGCGGCTTGGCCGAGTAGGGGTCGCGCAGGATGCGCACGTCGGGGCGTTCCGCGATGGTGTAGCCGGCGCGGAAGTTGCCGAAGGCGATCGAGAAGCTGTCCACGTCGATGTCGGGCATGTCCTCGACCGTCAGCACGGGATAGCCCAGCAGACGCGAGGGCTCGGCGCCGGCGACGCTCTCGGCCCACAGGAAGCGGCCCTCGGCGTCCTTCATGCGCCGCACCGCGCCGGCGGTCTTGGAGTTCATCGCGAACACCGCGCCCGCGCGGTGCGCGGCGTCCAGGCTGTAGACCAGATCGACCAGCGCGTCGGCGGGATCGATGCTGTTGAACGCGCCGGGCTCGCCCGTGACCACGTAGCCCAGCTGGTTCCACGCGGCCGCAGCCGCCGGCGCCTTGTCGTAGCCCAGAAAGCCGAACGGCTTGTTCACGCCGTCGCCGGCGGCGAAGGCCGCGTTCTCGGCGCGGGCGAACTTGTCGGCGATGCGCTCGGCGATCCAGGCCTCGATGTCGAAGGCGCTGTCCTCCAGAAGGCGCTGCGAGGCCCGCGGCATCGCCGCCAGCTCGTGCAGCTCGATGACGATCTTGTCGAACTGGCCGGTGGAGTTGTCGACCGGGGTCCCGCTCTCGCTGATCCACTCGCTGTCGATGTCGCCGCGGTCGACCAGCAGCTCGTAGGCCGACCCCTCGACCTGCACCACGTTGGCGACCGAGCGCAGCGAGCCCGCGCCGCGCAGGATGCCGCTGATGCGGGCCGCGGTCTCCTGATCCACCAGATAGCCGCCCTCGTTCATCGCGGCGCTGTTGAAGGTCTTGGTCTCGGCGGCCAGCGCGCGCAGCCCGGTCTCGTCGCCCTCGCGCAGATAGGCGGCCAGCGCCTTGCGGTGGGGCGCCGCGGCGGTCTCGGCCGCGATGGCGGGGCGCTGCGCGGCCTTGCGGTCCAGCAGCGCGATGCGGTCGTTCTGGGTCTTCATCCTGGACTCCACGCCTTCCTGAAAGGTCTTGATGTCGCCGACCAGCCGGGTGATCTCGGTCTGCACCTCGGTCAGGGCCGCGGTCGCGTCGGGGCTGGACGAAATGTCGTCGGTCATCGAAAAATGCTCCTTGGAAAAACGGCGGACTACTTCAGGGCGCCGCGGGCGGTGCGCAGGGCGCGGGACAGGTGGCGCATGGCTTCCACCCCATCCATCGAGGCGGCGGACTGGGCGCGGGCCTGGGACAGCATGGGAAAGGTGACGAGCGAGACCTCCCACAGGTCGATCTCCAGCAGCCGGCGCTTGCCGTGCGGGCTCTTCTCGGCGCGGATGGCGCGATAGCCGATCGACAGCCCGTCGATGGCGCCGGCGGCCAGCAGGGCGGCGGCCTCGGCCCCCTGGCGGACCTCGGGGATCAGCCGGCCCGAGACCCAGAGGCCCCGGTCGTCCTCGCGCAGCGTCTCCCAAACGCCGATGGGCTGGGCGGGGTCGTGCTGCCACAGCAGCTTGACGCCGCCGGACCGTCGCGTCAGCGACGCCGCGAAGGCGCCGGGCGCAACCTCGTCGCCGCCGTCGTCGACAAGGCCGAACAGGCTGGCGTATCCCTCGATCCGCCCATGGCCGACGTCGCAGGCCAGGGCCCGCGGCGTGAACTTCGTCTCCAGACGCATGGCGCCGTCAGGCGCGGGCGTTTGCATGCCTGTACTCCTTCTCAATCTCACACGCTCGTCTCACGCTTGGCGCGGCGGGCGCGGCGGCGGCTCACCGCCGCTTGCCGGGCCCGTCGCGGCCGTGCTGGTTGGCGAGCCGCGCCATGGTGTCGAGGCGGGTGCGCAACGCGCGCCATTCCCGCCCCATCCTGCGCAGCTCGCCCAGCCGCGCCGCCGCCGTCTGGACGGGCCCCGAACGCAGGGCCGCGCCCGGCGCGGGCTTGACGGCGCGGATGGGTGGGGCCGGGGGCCGCACGCGCGTGGCGGCGACCTCGGGGGGCTTCAGCCCCCGGCCGGTTTCGGGGGCAGCCCGAGAAGACGGCGCTTCTCGTCCGCCGTCAGGAAGTCCGCCGCGGCGATCCTCTTCCATTGCGCGTCCCTTTCTCCGGCGAGCGCCGGAACCTGGTCGAGATCGGGATCCAGCCGCACGGCGCCGCCCCACCGCCATCCCAACCATTGCGTGAGTGCCGAAGCCGTCCGACGCACCAGCGGCATGATCGTCTGACGGTAGAAGGCGCGGTTCGCCTCCTGGTAATTCGCATAGGTGGCGTCGCCGGGAATGCCGAGCAGCATCGGGGGCACGCCGAAGGCCAGCGCGATCTCCCGCGCCGCCGCGTTCTTGGTCTGCAGGAACTCCATGTCCGCCGGGCTGAAGCCCATCGGCTTCCAGTCCAGCCCGCCTTCCAGCAGCATCGGGCGGCCCGCGTTCGCGGCGCCCTGATGGCTGCTCTCCAGCTCTTCGATGACGCGCCGGTACTGCTCCTCGGTCAGCGTGCCGGCGCCGTCCAGGCCGCGATAGACCACGGCGCCGGACGGCCTCGCGGCGTTGTCCAGCAGCGCCTTGGTCCACTTGGACGCGGCGTTGTGCACGTCCACGGCCGCGGCCGCCGCCTGCAGCGGGGCCATGCCGTAGTGATCGTCCAGGGGATGGAACCCTTTCAGATGCAGGATCGGCGGCGCGTCGCCCAGCATGTCGAAGCGGTGGGCGCGGGCGCCGACGCGGTATTCATAGGCCTCGGGCCAGCCGTCGCGGCCCGGCACGACGCTGACGCGGTCGGGGCGCAGCACGTGCAGCTCCCCCGGCGCGGGGCCGTCGCCAACGGTCACCGCCTCCAGATAGGCGTCGCCCGCCAGCAGCAGGTGGCCATAGACCGCCTCCAGCATGGCGGTCCCGTCCTGGCCGGGGTTGGGGCTCGCCAGCAGCGCGGCGAAGGGATGCTCGCCCAGGTCCAGGCCGCCCTCGGTCAGCCGCACGGGGATGGCGGCGGCGGCCTCCGCGATCATCCGCACGCAGCGAAAGCCCACCACGTTGCCGCCGTAGCCCACCCGCGTCATCGACACCGCGTCGCGCGGCGTCCAGGCGGCGCGGCCGGCCCCGTGGATGGCCGTCATGGCGCCCACCGCGGAGGCCTTGCGCTCCGTCGCGGGCTCGGCCGCCGGCGGCCTGCGCCGCGCGGTGAAGAAGCTGAACGCCATGGACGTCTCCTGACTTACAGATTGCGGACGCGCGGGCCGCCGGCGGGACCGGCGATCAGCGCGGTGACGGCCCAGACCAGCGCGTCCACGCGGTCGGGGCTGCGGCCGCCGCGCCCGAAGGCGCACAGCTCGTCCTCCAGCGCCGGGAAACGCCCGACATGGCGCACCCGGCCCTGTTCGTAGAGCAGCGACACCGGCTCGGCGCGCGCCGCCTTGCCGACCGCGGCGCGCACCGTCTCCAGCGCCGCGTGCGGGTCGACGCGGCGGATCACGGCGGCGACCAGTTCGCCGCCCTGGTTGACCTCGGCGACGATGCGGTTGGCGCGGTGCTCGCGCGCGGCCTCGACCACGCGGGCGGCCCATTCGGCCGGCGTCGCCCCGCGCACCGAATGATCGGCCAGCACATAGAAGTGCTCGCCGGCCCGCGCGACGGCGACAATCCCGCAGGCGTCGGCGTCGGGGCCGGAGGTGACCGGCGGGTCCACGCCGATCACCAGCCGGTCGGGCGCCGGGCAGTCGGTGACGCGCGCGGCGTCGATGCGCGCCCGGCTGAACAGCGCGCCGTCGCTTTCCGGCGGCATCTCGCCGTCCAGCTCCTGCAACCCCTGCGCCGTGCCGGCGTAACGCCGCGTCACCTTGGTCAGGAAATCGCGCGCCAGGTTCGCGGCGTTGGCGCTTGTCGGCGCGCTGGTCACCGTCGTCTCGGGCGCGGCGATCAGCGTGCGCAGCAGCGGGTGATCCTTCGGCGTGGTGGTGACCACCTGCCGCGGCTTCGGCCCCAGCCGCAGCCCGAACTGCAGCATGTCCCACGCGGCCTCGGCCCTGCGCCACTTGGCCAGCTCGTCGGCCCAGGCGGCGTCGAACTGCGGGCCGCGCAGGCTCTCGGGGTCGGCGGCGGAGAACAGCGTCGCCTCCGCCCCGTTCGGCCAGCGCAGCATCCGGCGGCTGGCGACGTAGTCGGGCCGGCGGTCGGGCGGCGTGCAGGCGAGAATCCCGCTCTCGCCGAACACCATCACGTCGCGCGCCTGCTCCCAGGTCTGGCCGACCAGCGCGACGCGGGCCGCGACGCCGGGGTCGGCGGCCTTGGCGCCCTCGACCTGCGCGCGGACCCACTCTGCGCCGGCGCGGGTCTTGCCGGCGCCGCGGCCGCCGAGGATCAGCCAGGTGGTCCAGTCGCCCTCGGGCGGCAGTTGATGGTCGGGCCGCGCCCAGAACTCGAACAGCCAGGGCAACGCGGCGGTGGCGTTGGCGCTCAGCCCCCCGATGAAGGCGGCGCGCTCAGCCGGCGGCCGCGAGGCGATCCAGGCGG